ACGCCCGCCGGTCCGGGCCCGGCGGGCGCTCCTCCACCGAGGCTCCCTCGGCGGTGGCGGTCACCGTCGACCCCGGGTACTGCAGCCCCAGGGTGTTCAGGGTTGTCTCCGCCGCGGCAAAAGTGAACGTCTTCACGCTCTCGGTGCGGGTCTGCCTGCCCAGCGCGCCCTGCTGCCAGATGTAGTAGTTGTTGATCGTCTGCGACGTGGCCTCGGTGAGGCCGTCGGGGCCGACAGCACCGATCTCCCACCAGCCCACACCCGGCGCGGTACTGGCGTCCGTCGGCAGGGTGACGGTGGCGCCGGCGGCGTGCGTGTAGACGGCACCGTCCTCATACGCCCTGATGAAGTTCGTGTTGACCGCCATGGGTCGTCAGCCTCCTTGCAGCGATGGGGCCCGGCGGTCGCCGGGTAGATGGATCGCGGGCGCGACAGGGTCGATCAGGCTGCGCGGATGCGCATGCCGATCTCGACGGTCAGGGTGGTGATGGTGCGCCGACCATCAGCCGGGTCCGGGCCGGCGTACGGCCCGCCGACGTCCAGCACCCGGTAGCAGGTCACCGGCACACCGCCGGCAGTGATGTCTCGGCCGCGGATGTCCTTGAGCAGCGCCCACACCAGCAGGGCGAGCCGGGTCCGGGCCTGCTCATCCGTCGGCGCCCCGGTCGCATACCACACCTGGGCCTGCAGCCGGGGCGAGTCCTGCACCCGCGAGTACGGCACCCCGCCGACCCGGCGGATCCGCACATGCCGGGTCGGGGACGTGCCGGGCGGCAGCGTGGTGGACACCGCCACCCCGGCCGTGTACGGCTCGGTCCGGGCTGCCAACGCCTCCCGCAGCCAGGTGACGGCCACCAGTTCCGCGTCCGGTGGCAGCTCGATCACGACACACCCCGGGCGGCGTCGATCGCCTCGACCAGCACGCCGTGCCGCTGCTCGACCGCCAGACCGGACGGGTGGGCCAGCTCGACGTAGGTGCGGGCCCGGATGCCCTTGCCGGACGTGTTGACGGTGACCGGCAGCGGCACGTCCCCCGGCTCGCCCTCGACCCGGATCCCACGCGCCTCGACATGCTGCTGGACGGCCGTCCCCTTGGCGTGCAGCATGGTCTGCACCTCGGCGGACACCAGCACCTGGTGGATGCCCCGCCGGTCGTGCCGGAACCGGACCCGAATCGACATCAGCCCTCCGTGCGTACGAGTCGGGCCTCGATGTGGGCGAGCCGGCCGGTCGGCGACGGCCACCGCTCCACCGACCCGTCGATGTCGTAGGTGACGCCCTCGTACTCGATCCGGTCCGTGTCGCGGATGTCAGCGGCGGCCGGCGCGAACAGCCTCCACCTGGTCACGATCGCGTCCCGGTCGAGCGTGTACTCCGACCCGCGTTCCGGCTGGACCCGGCAGCCCAACACCACATGCCGGGCCGCGTTCGCCCAGTCGGGGACCTGGTTGCCGTAGCCGTCGTCGACCAGCTCGGCGCGGACGACGGTGACCGTGTCACGGTGGTAGCTGATCATGCGCGTAGGGGGATCCGGTAGCGGCGGTCGAGGATGCGCATCTCGGCGCCGGTGAGCAGGCTCGCCGTGCCGTCCGCGGCGACGGCGTAGGTGATCGACTCGCCGCCGGACGACTCCCGCGCCACCCCGGACGGGTTGGCCAGGGCGCGGGCCACCACCCCGCAGATGAGCGCGACGATCGCCGGAGGTGTCTCGGTGTAGCCGTGCTCGATCTCGGCGACGATGCCGCGCAGGTCGCACGTCCACCGGCAGCCGGGGCGGACCATCCACCCCGCCTCCGACCACTGCACCCCGTCAACATCCACCGCTGTTCCGGACTCGGTGACCGAGATGATGTCTAGCAGCCGCAGGGTGGGCAGCGGCTGCACCACGCCACCGGACCCGTCGACGGTGACGGTCTCGGTGATGACGGGGGCGATGTGCCAGCCGCAGTAGGTCTGCACCTCGTCGGAGACGGCGTCCAGCAGCATCTGCGCAGCCGCCTCCTCGCCGGGTGCGAACGGGCGCTGGAGCCACGCGGCCAACTGCTGCACGGTCACCAGCGCCACAGCTCACTCCTCAGCCTTGTTGATCTGTGCGGTGCGGGCCTTGTTCCGGGCAGCGGCCCGTCGCTTCGCCGCCGGCCCGACCTCCTCGGCCGGGGCGCCGTCGACCAGCTCGGCGCCCGGGTACAGCCGGGCGTCCTCGGCGGACAACCGCAGCACGGTCCGGACACCGCGGACGGTAACCCGGTATCGCTGTGTGGCCACGATGGTCTCCTCGTCAGCCGTCAGGCGCCGGTCTCGTCAGCGGCCGGCGCCCAGTCGGACCCGTCGTACTTGATCACCTGGCCGGCGGTGGCACCCGAGTCGGCGATCTTGTCCATCGTCACCGCGTCGTCGGCGATCTTCGCCGTGGTGACGGCGTCGTCAGCGAGCATCTCCGACGTCACCGACCCTGCCGGCAGGACGGAGCCGCTGCCCAGGGCCGCCCGCGCCTGGCCGGCGGCCGGGTGCAGGTACGCCACGTCACTCCTCCGTCAGCGAGATCTCGACAAACGCGGACGGCTGCAGCACCCCGAACGCGGCCCGCATCTCGGCGAGGATCGCGACCATGTTGCGGACGAAGAAGTTCGCGTGGCTGTTGCTGACGCTGATGGTCGCCTGCTGGCGATCCCACAGCACGGCCTTGCGCCAGTCGGCGACGTACGCGGTGCCCTGCGGCACCGCCTCGGACTCGACAACCGGCAGACCCCACAGGGTCGGCTGGCCGAGCCGGGCCGGGCCGCCGAAGTAGTAGCGAGCCTCGTTATCCTGCATTAAGTCGATGGCCTCCCAGTCGGCCGGGTGCATCACGTACGCCGTCGGCGTCGACCGGCCCACCGTCCGCACCAAGGTCCTTGCCTTGCGGGTCGTGGTGAGCACGTCGCTGTCGAACGCCTGGACCTGCACACCGCTGGTGTTGGCGATGCCGCTGAAGTTCTCGCCGCTGCCCGAACCGTTGATCATCTGGTCTTCGAGCTCTTCCTCCAGCCCGTAGCGCAGAAACGCGTCGATCAAGGTCCTGACCTGGCCGGCGTCGGACAGGGCGCGGGTGGTCGCCGGCAGCCAGTGGGCGATCGTCCGCACCGTCTCGGTGACCCGCTGCAACGTCAGCGCGGACTCCGGCTTGACACCGTTCGCGGCGTTCATGGTCTCCGGGTCGGCGGTGGTGGTGGACTCGGCGACCGGCGCCGCGTTGTTGGTCGTCGACGTCACCCGCACGTACTCGACCGTGTCGCTGTCGGTGGTGCCGTTGGTGACCAGGCTGCGGATGGTCAGCGGACGCTGCACCGCCTCCAGGCCCACCAGGAGGCCCCGGAAGTCGTTCTGGATCAGCGCGCCGGCGCTCGTGTCGGACGACCCGGTGATCAGCGTCTTCGCGCAGAACGGGGCGCTGTTGACCACGGCCCGTTCCGGGATCCGGCCGTTCGGGTACTGCTTGAGCAGCGCCCGCAGCTGGTCGGACTTGGCGAACGCCTCGCCGATGGTTTCGCCGCGGCGCGGCGTCCACAGTGCCGACCCGTCCGAGCCGACCGCCGGGGCGCCCTTCGCCCCGTCGGGCAGCAGCCCGATCCCGTCGCTGAGGTCACCGAGCTGCCGGGTCAGTTCGGCGTCCGCCTTCGCCTGGTCGATGCGGGCCTTGATACCGGTCGCCGCCTGGATGGCGGCCTCGATCGTGGCGCGCTCCTCGGCGGTGAGGTCCCGGCCCTCGGCCTCGGCCTTCGCCGCCAGGTCCCGGGCCGGGGTGAGCGCGTCCGTGAGCTCCTTGCGGAGCCGCTCCATGGTCGCGGTGCTCATGCCGCCATCTCTCCTTCGAGTCAGATGTCAAGCTCGTACGCGAGCGCGTCGAGCCGGAGCGACAGCAGGACATCGGCGGGGCTCAGGGTGGGCTCCTCCGACTTGGCCGGCGGCGGCACGTTGGCGGCCGCGGGCTCCTCGTCGTCGGTTGCCGGTGCTGGCTTGGCCTTGGTGCTGTCAGGGACGTGCCCGCAGGTCGGGCACGGACCGTTCTTGGCGGCCACCAGGTCGGTGGCCGGGTTCATGCCGAGCAGGGTGGGGCCGACCTCGAACAGGTCGAGGTCGCGCAGCTCGTACACGTCGCGCCCGTCACGCTCGCCGAGCGCGCCGTCGCGAACGTCGTAACTGAACGAGAACTGCTTGACCCTGCGGCCCTTGAGCAGCCGGTGAACCTTGGCCGCCCGCGGTTCGTCCAGATCGAGCTGGGCACGCACCCACAGACCGCCGTTGTCACGCAGCTTCACCGGTAGCCGTTCGTCGCCGGGCAGCAGCTCGGCGGCGTCGAGGACGTAACCGATGTGCGACTCGGGGTCACCGATCTGGTGCGACCAGATGACCGGGATCGGGTCGCCAGACTCCCGCCACTCCGCGAGCGTGCGGGAGAACGCGCCGGGCATCACAACGTCGCCACCGTGGTCGACGTTGCCGAACACGCTGACGATGGCCTCGAACTGGCCCGCCTCCAAGCCGTCCTGCTCGCCCGCGGCCTTGACGTGGGCGGGGAAGGTCTTAGTCCTCATCGTCGTCCTCTACGGTGATCTCCAGTTCGCACTGGCATCCGGCCACCTCATCGACGGGTAGTGCTGCGTCCGCGGGCCACTCGGCGCCGTTCGAGAACCTCGCCTCCAGGTCGACTGTCTGGCCATGCATGACCAGGTGGGTCGGCCGCGGGTTGTTGCTGGTCACCAGCCAGGTCTTCGTGGCCTTCCGGCCGGTCTGCTTGACCGCCTCCTGCGAGGCGAAGCCCGAGGTGGCGGTGACATGGGTGGTCGCGATCTCCTGCGCCCGCTGCGACTCGGCCACCTCGAACACGTGCGCCACCGCGGCGTCCGGGTCGTCGTCGTCGAGGGCCGCCTCGATCTGCGAGCGGGTCACCTGGTTGACCGAGTGCGCCACCCGCTGCGCGACCGCCCGCTGGAACGCCAGCGTCCGCGGCTCGTCGTACCGCTGCGGGTCCAGTCCGAGCGCGGACAGGACAGCCCTGGCAACCGCGCGGGCCATCCGCAGCGCCATCTGCAGCAGGTCCTCGGCCAGCTCGCGATCCCACCGGTCGACGTCGAAGATGTCCGCGATCGACGCCTTCGCGCCTCGGGACTTGGCCGCACCGAGCCGGGACCGGACCACCGCGCCCTGGCGGGCGAAGAACCTCCGCAGCGCCTCGGCACCCTCGGTGTCGTACTGCGCGGGCGCCCGACCCTTCACGCGGCGCGGCACGGACGCTTTCACCCGCGGCGGCAGCGCCTTCGGTGCCGTGTCCCGAGGCGACGCGAGCCCGCCCTCGAGCACGTTCAGCGGCACGATCAGCTCGTCACCGCCCGGCACCGACGGCAGGTTCTGGAGAGCGCGTGCCTCGTTGCGGGTCATGTACGGGGCACCGACGGCGGCCTGGAGCTGAGCAGCCTGCTCCTCGAAGGAGCCCTGCAGCTTCTCGCCGACGTTGAACTCGACGTACACGTCGTCGCCGGCGAGGTCCGGGATCAGCTGCAGGCCGATCTCCTGCTCGATCTCCGCACACCACGGGCCCAACGTGTCCTGGTAGAGCTGCTTGTGCTGCTCCCGGATGTTGGAGTACGTCGCGTGATCCAGCAGCCCGACCAGCGGCGGGGCGATGTGGTACGCCGCAGCGACCTCCTCCCGCGTGAGCTTGCGGGACTCGACGTACTGCGCCTCGCGCGGGTTGATCGATGCCGGCACGAACTCCATGCCGTCCTCGAGGATCGGCGTCCCGCCGGCCTGCGGGCCGTCACCGACATACTGCGACTGCCAGTCCGCACGGAAGGCGGCCCGCGCCTGCTCCGACCACGGCGGCGCGTCCAGCGGGCGCCGCAGGTAGCCGGACATGCGGGCACCGTTGCGCCACATCTGCTCACGCCACTGCGACGCCGCGTACTCCTCCGCCAGCGTCTGCCGCAACGCCTCGATCGGGCTGGAGCCGACCCGAGAGTCGACCGGGTTGTAGCCCCGGAAGTGGACGATCTCGGTACGGTCCAGCACCAGATCGCCGCGGGAGCCGTGGATCCGGTACTGCTCCGGGTCCGTCCAGTCCGGGCCGAGCGCCTCCACCCGCCACGGTGCGATCCGCCGCAACCCGATCGGCTCACCCGCCTCGGCGCGCAACTTGACCCAGTAGGCGCTGTCGTAGATGGCCAGGTCGGACACCAACGCCCGGATCAGCCGGTACCTGGTCGTGGTCGGGTTAGGCGCAGCCAACAGCCGGGCCACCGGGTGGTCGACGAGCCGCTCCCGGTCCGTATCCGACACCCGCCGGTAGACGTGCAACCCCAGCTGCGCCAGATTCCGGGCCAGGAACCCGACCACGGTCCGCACCGCCGGCTGCGACCGGTAGATCGCCCCGTACGTCAGCTGGTGGTGCTGGGACACCGCCACCGAGTACGACGGCAGCGTCGACACCAGCTGCCGGTCCGGCTCCAGCCGCCGCAGCTGGCCGCTGCTGATGACGAACGGCATCAGCCCACCACCTGGATCCAGTCGACCCGGCGCCGAGGGATGACCACCCGCCCATCGATCGGCACCGGCTGGCCGTCCCTCTCGGCCAGCCGGGCCGACGACAACACCACCTGCCACGGCCACG